AATTTGAGGCGAAAGTTTATAAACCCATGTATGACCACAACGACAAAAAATATATTCGCTTGGTCATTCCTGAAAAATGCTCTCAATTTATTCGTCAAATGCACACGGGCAAATCATGGCTTATTAAGAATTCTCACGTAGATGATCCACTTGATGGTCATATTCTTACAGTAAAAGTTCCATTCCGATATAGGAGAGTGATGTGCGACGTTAATGGTCGCCCTGTACAGTCCCTTATAAAGGATGATAAGGTTGAAATCGAAATTGATTTCATGGGTGTATGGAATGTTGGTAATTATAGCGGCTATACTTGGAAGATTGTATCAATTACTTCTCTTCCTTAATTTCTCCTTCTTCCACTTCCTCTTTCTCTTCCACTTTTTCGGGGATGTCAATTACAGTTAAACCATTTTCCTTGAATCCGATAAACACACGAAGACTCCCCTGGAGACGATGAAGCTCTTGGTACGTGGCTTCAATCGCTTCTTGCAACTTTTTAATATTCTCTTCAACGTTGAGAGAGGGCATTGTACTTATATAAAGTTATTATTCTTTAATATATTAAATGTTGACACGGACTGGGTATCTCGTGACCGATGGACCTCTGACTGAAATTAAAAAGGAACTTACGGTAAGACCCATAGTCAATGGCGATTATGGATTTCCTCCACCACCTTTTAAGGTTTTCCGAACGGCTAAGAATGGAGTGTGCGTTCCAAGATTCTATGGAGTTGGTCGGGTTGGAAGGCCACGAGAGGACCGGCGCCCTGAACCAGCAAGATCTACAGCCAAATTTGTTGGACAGTTACGAGATGCAACTCACCAGAATGAGGCCCTCGCTGCAGCCATTAAGGCTGGTCACGGAGTTCTCTCACTCCCTTGTGGGTATGGCAAAACCACCGTATCCCTGGCAATAGCTTGTAAATTGGGGTATCGTACAATGATTGTGGTTCATAAACAGTTCCTGGCAGATCAGTGGAGGGAGAGAATTCAACAGTTTTGTCCGGGTGCCACAATAGGTATCGTTCAACAAGACAAAAAGGAGGTTGACTGTGACTTTGTAATAGCTATGCTTCAATCACTCTCTCTCAAGGAGTACTCATTTAGTGATTTTGATTCTATAGGAACACTCATAGTTGATGAAGCTCATCATATATGCGCTAAGGTGTTCAGTCAATCTCTTTTCAAAATGTGCCCCAGGCACATCTTTGGACTTTCGGCAACACCGGAAAGAAAGGATGGTCTCACGAAGGTTCTCCATTGGTTCATGGGTCCTACATTCTTTGCAGTTGAAAGAAAGAATCAGGATCAAGTTGAAGTATTTAGCATTACATATGAATCATTCAATTATAGAAATCCACCACCTTCAACGAGATTTGGTAAAGTATCAATGCCAAATATGATTACAGAAATTGTAGAAGATAGAAAAAGAAATCAGATGCTCGTGGAACTAATCAAGAGGGCTTCAGCTGGCACAAGACAGCTTCTTGTTCTCAGTGATAGACGCTGGCATTGTGAGATGCTCCACCAATGTTTCCCCAAAAATTCAGGTCTCTACATGGGTGGAATGAAGGAGGTTGACCTACAGGCTTCTTCCAAGAAGAAGATCATATTTGCAACTTTCTCACAAGCCCATGAAGGTTTAGACATACCAACCCTAGATACAGTTATATTGGCGTCTCCCAAGTCCGATATAACTCAAAGTATAGGCCGTATAATGAGAGAAACTAAGGGTAAAAAGAACAATCCACATATATACGACATCCACGACCCATGGTCACTCTTTACGGCTATGTACTATAAGAGAATGAAAGTGTATCGTCAAGGTGGGTTTAAAATTCACGGTAAAGTTGAACAGGAAAAACAGGATGAATTCCCTCAGGGAAAGTGTCTGTTTTTATAATCTGAACAATAAATAAATGTCTGGTGCATTAGTTCAGCTCGTATCCAAGGGTGCGCAAGATGTTTATATAACAAGTGACGACGGGGCGTCTCTGTTTAGTATGAAATACAAAAGACATACAAATTTTGCACAGGCACCGCGTCTCATAAAAGAAATTACAACAAAAGACAACACCATAATTATCCCAACCTGGGGCGATCTTGTAAACGCAGTATGGTTTGAAGGTGTAGATCTTTTAACTAAATTTGATGGCGCAGTTATCGATTTATATATCGGCGGTGTTAAAATTGATTCACATCCATATGACTTTATTTCAGATGTGTGGCAGAACTATTTGGCTGAAAATTTTGTGAAAGCACAGGAAATTTTAAACAAGACATCACAATCAAATAACAAGTTTTTACCACTTCATTTTTTCTTTTGTGACAACGACATGTTTTTACCACTTTGTGCTTTGCAGTTTCATGAAGTTGAAATTAGAATAAGCTTCTCCAACCAAGATGTGTCTGGTGTAAAGTGTTATGGTAATTATGTGTTTTTGGATACCGAAGAACGCAATAAATTTATAAAAACACCAATGGATCTTATAATCACACAAGTTCAAAATGTAAAGGGTGATATCCAACTTCCCAAAACTACACTGGATATTTCCGTATTTAATCACCCCGTGAAAAGTATCTTCTTCGGTTACACCGCTCAGGGTGGTATCATAGAAGAAGATAAACTATCATTTAGTGGTGCCGATATATATCTAAATGGTACAGCACTTGTTGAAAATATGTCCCCACTTTACTTTCACACTGTACAAAATTATTTAAGTTCAAAATTTGGTCTTATTAGCTTCATTGAAGATCAGGATTGTCCGCTATATACTAGATATTTCTCCTATCACTTTTGTAAAAATGCTTCCGAATATAAGCCATCGGGGACATGTAATTTTAGTAGGTTAGATAACGCGAAGATTGTAATTAGAGATATAGTAAAGGGTACAAATCGTACATTAGATAACGAACTCACTGTTTACGTAGTTAACTATAATGTGTTTAGAATACGTAACGGTTTGGGTGGCATTTTATTCGCCGATTAATGTAATAGTTATGCCTTTCGTTGGTAATGCCGGAAGATTCAATCATGTATATTTGGCTGAACTTAACCAGGACAATACCAAAAGTACGACGTCAACTCCACCCACATCTGTGAACTATAATTTTAACGAAATTACAATTGGCAAAGATGCGGGTAAGACGGATCAGGGTAAACATGCAGTCGCTGTGGGCGCCGAAGCTGGATTTTTAAAACAGGGGGAGAGATCAGTCGCGGTTGGTTATCACGCGGGTAAAACGAGTCAAGGAACGGAATCCATTGCGATTGGACAAGAGTGCGGAGAAACTAACCAAAATACACAAGCTGTCGCACTTGGGTATAGATCTGGACAATCTAAACAGGGTTGTCAGTCTGTTGCTGTGGGTTTTGAGTCCGGGCAGATAATTCAAGGTCCACAGTCACTCGCATTGGGCTTTCAAGCGGGTCAGTCAAATCAGGGTTCGCAATCAATTGCGATCGGTCATAAATGTGGACGTGTGAATCAGGGTAATAACAGTCTCATTTTAGGATTCGGCACAGCCGAGGTGAATCAAGGTGACGAAACACTTGCACTTGGATTTCAAGCGGGTCAGTCAAATCAGGGTAATCAGTCATCGGCCGTGGGATATCAAACGGCACAGATTAACCAGGGAGAACAGGCCAGTGCATTGGGTTATCAAAGTGGTCAATCAATTCAGGGAAATAAATCCACATCGATTGGATATCAATCCGGGAAAACAAGTCAGGGTATACAATCTGTGGCGATAGGTCACAGCGCGGGTCGGGTCAATCAGGGTTCCGAGTCTGTAGCTATAGGTTTTACAGCGGGTGAGTTATCTCAAAATAGTCTCTCGGTGGCAATCGGATCTAACGCCGGACAATCATACCAATCAACACAATCTGTCGCAATTGGTGATAATGCGGGTGAAGTTTCACAAAACACTCAATCTGTAGCTGTTGGATTCGAATCTGGCAAAGCCTCGCAGGGAACGCAGTCGGTGGCTGTAGGTAATCAATCGGGTATGACTTCGCAGGGGTCTCAATCCGTTGCTATCGGTCATTTGGCGGGCGAAACAAGTCAGGATGTGCAGGCTATTGCAATTGGTTTTGAATCTGGACAGATGGGTCAAAATACACAATCTGTTGCTTTGGGTTATCAATCTGGACAGAGTGCTCAGGGAATACAATCTATGGCTATCGGATACAAATCGGGGCGTGTAAATCAGGGTGCGAGCGCCTGCGCGACGGGATTCGAATCTGGAGAAGTCAATCAAGGTAACGAAAGTCTTGCACTTGGTTATCAAACGGGACAGACAGATCAGGGTGATCGTTCAACCGCCTTGGGTTATCAATCTGGACAAACAACCCAACAACCAGAATCTGTTGCGGTAGGTTATCAATCTGGGCAGACTACTCAAGGTACACAATCTGTTGCTATGGGTTATCATTCCGGGCAACAAACCCAAGGTGCACAATCTGTTGCTATGGGTTATCATTCTGGGAAACAAACCCAAGGTGCGCAATCTGTTGCTTTGGGATATGAGTGTGGGATGGTAGGCCAAAATACACAATCTGTTGCTTTGGGTTATCAATCTGGACAGAGTGCTCAGGGAGCACAATCTGTTGCTTTGGGTTTTAGTGCCGGTGTAACGTTTCAGGGTGATGAATCTGTTTCCGTGGGTCATAGATCTGGCGAAACAAGCCAGGGAACGCAGTCGGTAAGTGTGGGTTATAATTCGGGTCAAATTGGCCAGAATTCCTTTTCTATTGCCGTCGGTTCTAACGCGGGGCAGTCAAACCAGGGAACTTCCAGTGTTGCAGTTGGGATAGACGCTGGTCAGATTTCGCAAAGTGCTCAGTCTGTTTCCGTAGGATATCAATCCGGACAAACAAGCCAAGGTACAAAAACAACCGCTATTGGGTACCAATGTGGACAAACAAGTCAAGGTGACAAATCTATATCTATTGGTTATGAGTGTGGAAAAACAAGTCAGGGTATACAATCCGTGGCGATGGGGTATAGATCTGGCCACGATACACAACTACAACAATCCGTGGCTATAGGTCATCAATCTGGTATGACTTCGCAGGGGTCTCAATCCGTTGCCATTGGATTAAATGCGGGGCAAACAGATCAAAAAACACAATCAGTTGCGATTGGTTATGAATGTGGACAAGTGTCCCAGAATACCCAGTCGGTGGCTATGGGGTTTCAGTCTGGGAAGACTTCTCAGGGATCATCATCAGTTGCTGTAGGGTTTCGGGCTGGGGAAAGTTCACAAGGAAAACAATCCGTGGCTATCGGTGAACGATCCGGTATGACTTCTCAGGGGTCTCAATCTGTTGCCGTTGGATTAAATGCGGGACAAACAGGTCAAAATACACAATCAGTTGCGATTGGTTATGAAGCTGGCCGGGACGCTCAGGGAGAATCCTCCATGGCGATGGGGTATGAGTGTGGGATGACGGGTCAAAATACACAATCTGTTTCGATAGGTTTTCAGTCTGGGCAGAGTGGTCAGGGAGCATCCTCCGTGGCTATGGGGT